TTTTTTTTTTGATATTACTGGTTCATTTACATATTGCTGGTGGTTAGAGCGTCAGTTACCTGAAGAGTTCGGCAAGACAGAGAAATTTGAAATTGGCGGAAGTAACGGAGAAGCAATTAAGATTCAGGTTGAAATGGGCGAACTTGAAAACAAGATTGCAAAAGTACTAGCAGTTCGTAAGAGGTAAAAATGGGTGAACGGCTCGTAGACCTCGTTCTCAATGCCACACCTGAAGAGCGAACCAAGATTTACCTATCGCTCACAGATGATGAGAAGTACGCTTTATCGGTCATCCTTGATGCTGAGTTAGAAAACCCATGGGCAAGATTTGAAAATGACCCAGTTGGCTTTATTGAAGATAGGGCTCAGGGGAAACCCTTTGGTCTAAACAGCGTGAGATTCTTGAGTCGATTCGAGATAACAAGAGAACAACAGTTCCCGCTTGTCACGCGCCTGGAAATCTCACTTAGCGGCGCGAGCCGTTGCATGGTGGATTTCAGTTCACCCGCCTGGGACTGCAATTGCGATTACTACTGCATCAACTTTCAAACAGGTTAGAAACATTATGTGGGCGCAGATTCGTCGAGTTCATATAGCCCATGACCTGCCTGGGGAAATCCTGACTACTGAATGGAAGATGGATGACACAGTAGTTGCCTACGGATTCCGTCCTGCCGATAACAACGAAGCGGCGGTTCAGGGTATCCACGCTCCGCATCTTTTGATTGTGGTTGATGAAGCGGGTGGTATCTCGGACAAGATTGGTGGCGCACTTGAAGCGCTTATGACGGGTGGACACACTCGCCTCCTCGTATTGGGTAACCCACCGACAGACCAAGAGCAGACATGGTTCGAGAGAATCTGTTCAAGTCCGCTTTATAACATCGTGCCGATTGGCGCTTATGACACTCCAAACTTTACAGGTGAGGAAACTGGTCAATGGTCGGTCATGTCCTACCATGTCGAAGCGTCATGAAGTTGCAACGCACTTAGTTGATGAAACTTGGGTCAATGATGTAATCAGTCGAATTCGGTGGGGATTCTCCATTCGTTGAAGCCCGTGTTCATGCACGATTCCCACAAACAGGAACGGGCAAGGTCATCCCCTTATCAATGGGCAGAATTAGCAACACAGAATGAAGATATGGTTGAAAGTTCAACTATTCGTCTAGGTGTGGATATTGCATCCGATGGTGGAGATGAATTCGTTATTGCTAAGGCGGATGGCTATGTCGCCTCGATTGTGCATCGCAGTTCAGGAAAGGCTAACGCTAATGCGGTAGATGTGGCGGGTGTGGTCATGGCCGAGATTGAGAAGGCGATTGCAATTCATAAAGAGCGCGGAGTTTCTGATTTAGTACGGGTCAAGATTGACACGATTGGTGTTGGTTGGGGAGTTGTTTCGTTATTGGATAGATGGGTCAAGGAGCGCCAATTGCGAGCGCAGATTATCGGAGTCAATGTAGCCGAGAAGCCTAAAGACCAAACCAAGTTCAAGAATCAAAGAGCAGAAATGTGGTGGAACGCTCGCACCCTTTTACAGCCTAGAGATGAGAGACAAGAGTTACGCCTTGAGGTTGATAGGTCAGTTCTAGCGCAATTGGCAGGGCCAACCTTCAAGTCGGATTCATCGGGTCGAATTCAGATTGAATCTAAGGCAGACATGAAGAAGCGTGGCGTTCACAGCCCTGACCGTGCCGAGGCTATCCTTTTGGCTATCTACAGAATAAAAATATTATTCCAGCATTTGCTCCTATTTTCGATTGGACAGTCAAACCCATGGACGGTGTAAAGCGCTCAGACTTTGATATTGATTTGCGTTACGGGCAGAGGGCGAATCGTATGTTAAATCTTTACTAAACCTTGAGACTATTGAGGTCAAGCGAGATAAGCGTTGGAAAAATACAGGAAACCTTTATATCGAAGTTTGGTGTTGGAGCGAGAATAACCAAGAATGGTATCCATCGGGACTTCAAGCAACCAAGGCAAGCCATTGGGCTTTCGTGCTGGAAGAGATGGTCATAACCGTCCCAGTTAGCCAATTGATTAAAGCCGTCGAGCAGTACGGACACAAAATTGAGATGTTCAATTCCACCTAACTATTCAAAAGGTTTTTTAATTAAGGTTACGGATTTATTGCAGGTGGCTCGGGGCTTCTGACCGATGAAATAAAATCGACAAGTTGCTCGACGATAACAACATCTCGAACAACGCCATCCTTGGTCATGAGATGACCGTATTCTGAAGCGAACGCCTGAATTTCTTTGACAATTCGCTCTCGTTCAGTCAATGCCATTTACATTCACATCCTCTCGTCCCATCTTCGGGGCGATAATAATATTGCTTATGTTCGGGCTTTTTGCAGTTTGGACACGATTTTTCATCATCGATAACAATGACCTGAGCATCGGTATACTTCATGGTCACACTCTAAGCAATGGGCAAGACCTTCTGACCAGTCTTTGACCCATTGCTTACGGCGCACAGATTCCACGGTTTTTTGCTTGGCTCATCCGATTTACCGATTCAGGCTGAATGTCGAAAACTGTCTCATAGAGCAGTTGTCCGCCTTCCCAGCGATGCCATCCACCATCTGAAGTTACAGACCTCAGCGCCTAGTTCTTTCTTGAGCAGAATAAGCGAGGCAGTAACTACGGCATCATAAGGCTTCTCGGCAGTCTTGCAGAAGTTAAATCCTGTATCGCCTACCTGAATGAAGAATGTCTCATGAGAGTTGCCGTCTACGCCATTGAAGGCGATTGTGCCGTCAGTTGATTCATCATCAATTGGGATGCCAGCATCAACGGCAGTTTCGAGTAATCGCCTTGATTCCCTTTTGCAACTTGTCGAACGCATCTGGCGCTCGATTGGCTCATTGATTTTCCAGTAATGTGTGTAACCCATTTATGCACTCTCCTTTAACACCTTAGTTGAAATATAATGATTGATGCAGTCTGCTCGCCATTGATTAGCCCATGCGCTGTCAGTTGGTGAGAGCAGGTAGATAAATTTTGCTGGAGCCTCAATATGTCCTGAGCCCTGCTGATTCTCCAACAACTTTTACAGCCACGGAGCCATTTCTGCGTCGAGTTAAAATCACACACGCAAAGACTTTGTTATCGCCAATTTTCTTGAGAGCAACATAGAAAGCCTTTTCTCCGCCCTTATTCTTACCTTCGAAGATTTTCACAGTTTCGTAAACGCCGTCCCATGAAATCTTGATGTAATACTCAACAAACTTTCTTGTAGTGATGTTCTTACCTACTCTAGTTACATCCCATCCCATCAGATACTCACCTCAAATCCCGAATTCTTCTTTTAACTCTCTTTTGAATTGTGCATTGATTTCTTCAACAGCCCACTCAAAATTTTCTACATGAGCAATGTTTTCTACATGGACGCCTTTTTCTTTTGTACCTGAGTAGATTTCGTAGTGACTGAAACCCTCAACTTTGTAAAGGCGATAGTTGCCAATCTTTTTAACTGCTCTCTGACCCATTTTGTTCTCCTCTCTAAGAACAAGTCCAGTATATCATAACTGGGGTTAATAATCTAGCAAGTCTGACTTTGACCCTTTGGCTTTCCGTCCCATAACCAAGCCGATGAGAATGAGTTAAGACTGACACCGTAACCATTTCTGAATTGTTGAATCTTGTGGCGCTTGATTGGGAAAGTTTTGGTTATGTAACCTTCGCCCTCCCAGTTACGAACTTCGTATTCTGAAGAATCTGTTGGAACCACATTTTGATGCGCCCAACCAGTTACCTCAACGACTTTTCCGCAAACTTGTTGAATCCATACTGAGAACTCGCTGACCTTGACCACCTTAAAAAACTCGATGTTTGTTTGGTCATATCCCCATGATGAGTAAAGAATGTCGCCTACTTTAGGTTGAACCTTTACCGCTTCGATTGTTGTTGTCATGCTACTACCTCACATTCAGGATTCTGAAGGATGATGTCTCGGACGCGCTCCCTATCGACGCTATCGCCACCGACCCAATCTCCTTGGCAATCGGTTTCAATATAAGTTTTGATGGCTTTTGTGATGACCTCGACAGTTGCTCCTTTGATTGGATAAATACCAGTCACAGGGTTATAGAAACTATCGACATATTCAACGAAATTAAGAATCTCGTTGTTTTGAATCTGAACTGTCATTTCCGTCCCTTTCTCTCTACACTAAGTATAACATAACTGGGGTTGAAATTCATCCCAAAACATAAAGATTTTTTTCGAACATTTGTTCGCCTGATACCCTTTACCTATGTCTCTTACACCAGCAGTCACCACACTTTTGAAGGCTTCATGCCCAACCGCAACTCAGGATGTAAGAGCCAATCTTGAAAACCGCGAGAAAGCCATTGATGACGCCTCCTACGGTCGCTTTGAACCCTTCAGAGGCAAATACCGAGTATTGGGACAAGATGGCACAGGAATGGTCTGTATCGCCCATTCAGGCTAAGAAACAGCGCTGTGGCAATTGTGCGGCGTTTATTCAAACTTCAGCAATGCTTGAATGTATTAAGGGCGGATTGGCTCGAGGCGACACCGAGGAGAACGCTTGGGATGTCACCGAGGCTGGAGAATTGGGATATTGCGAAGCGTTCGATTTTAAGTGTGCCTCAAGGAGAACCTATCGAGCATGGATTGTCGGCGGGCCCGATCAGCGGATAAGAATCAAGAAATAATGCCAAAGAAAAAAAGCGGGAGCATTTAATCCAATGCAAGTTAAGGATGGCTGGATTGTCCGTGTTTCCAAGGACGGGCGTATCGTTGCCAAGATTGACCCTTACTTACCCAAGCATCCGAAAAAAGATAAGTAATGACCGAAACAATTATTCGTCTGCCAATACAGCCGAATCAATTGTGTGACCGTTGCTCTGCCATGGCTAAAGTTCGAGCAATTTTTTTATCAGGCGAATTACATTTTTGTGGACATCATGCAAAAAACCTCAAGGACTCTCTGACATTGAAAGCCCTTGAGGTTTATGACCCTGAAGCAATATTTAATTTATAGCGCCTCAAGAAATGTGCTGATAATTGCTGACAGCATTAACAACGCAAAAGTAGCCAATCCTGTAATTCCCCACAAATAACGCAGTTCAGGGAACTTTGCAGGTGGTCGCTTTTGCTTCACGATTTGATTGATGACCTTTGGTTGAATGATGTCATCAAACTTTTGATTCACTTCGTTTGTATCCATGGTTTCCTCTCATAGTTGTATCCTCTTATACAACTGGGGTAAGGATACTGACTTTTTCTTAGTTGTTGCAACCTTCTTTTGCTTTTCTTGAGTTATGTACATGAAAGGCGCCGAGGTGTAAGCATCGTATTCCGAGGCAATAATCAGAGCCTCTTTGATTGTCTTACCTGATGCAAGCGCTCCCAGCGCATAACTGCTACCGCTACCAACTCCATAGAATCCTCGAGCATCCATGACAACACTTAAATCATCACCAACATCAAATACTTCGCCATCAATTGCAATTAGGAAAGAAAACTTTGTTTCGTCATCTTCTTCGTTCCATTTGTATTCGTGAGTCTTGAAAGCCTCTTTCAATGATGGAATCACTTTTGCAATCATAAAGTGATAAAGGTCTTTTTTATCTTGAGCAGTTGGCGCTGGAGGGTTCCATAAGTGTTGAGCGATGTCACACGCAGAAACTTCTCCAGCACCCGCGATTACATACTCTCCGCGTTTGCTGATTTTGACCATTTGGGAATGACGAGAGATACGACCATTTCCGCCCGTTACTTGATTGTCAGCCCCGAAGGTAACTTTGTCCTCATGTTGGACGGCGATGATTGTGGTCATCCCTGAAGTCTACAAGTCGGGAATAACTACCTCAGTTTGAACCGCCGTTAAAGCAAGCATGGCATTGCGCCAAACCTCGGGAGTTCCCGTATCGGGCAGGTAGCCACCTGCTCCACCTAAGAGCATGGGCATATTAGGGAACTGCTCTCTAACAGCCCGTAGTGACCTCCAGTAACCTGCTGATGTGTAAGCCAGTTCGCTCAATGGGTCATCTTTGAGACCATCTGCGCCACAGGCTACAAAAATCATCGTAGGCTCGAATTCATCGCAAGCCTCAAGGAAGGCTTCAGTTGCAGACATTAAATCTGCATCATCTGAACCATGAGTAAGCGGAAAGTTATAAGCGCGGTTTTTGTAATCAGAGATTAAACCCGTGCCTGGAAAAATTCCGTATTGATGAACCGAGAATGTCATGACATTTTTGTTAGCCTTGAGCAACATCTCAGTACCGTCGCCATGGTGTGCATCAATGTCAAAGATTGCAACGCGCTCGCCTAACTCAGTTGCCCTTGTCGCGGCAATAGCGAAATCTGCAAACACACAGAATCCACTTGAGTAGTCACGCATCGCGTGATGCTTCGCGCCTGGGAGGTGAATCGCAAGAGTTGTTTTCTTGTTGAGCAATGTATCGAGAGCAGTCAAAGTACCGCCTACAAATAACTTTGCTAAATCACCAAGGTCATGACGCTGACCATCCCATTCTGATGATTCACCTTTGATAGTGACATCATGAACATAGATTGGGTCATGCACCAATAAAAGGTCATCGGTGTGTGGCATCTCAGGCTCGAGTTCATCTACATTGAGATGACGCTTCTGAGCCTCCAAGATAATCTGATTGCGACCATGGAGGAATCGTCGTCCCTGCGTAGGGTGCGACTTATCGAATATCCAGTTCGCATATTCAGGCGAATGAACAATAATTGCGTGTTCCACACTTAAACCTTCTCTACTCTATCTATTAACCCTAGTTTATAGCATAAATTTACTATAACTACAAACGCTCGCTTCTGAAGAAGTAACCGTCGTCATGCAATTTGTAGCCCAAAGAGTTCACGACATGGAAACACATATCCATTCCCGTACCGCTTACCTTGAGAGCCTGTGTCTTTTCATCTTGCTTGATAACTGAGAATGTCTCGAATTGCTGGAGTTATCCAAATCGGCTTGTTATCTACAATTACATAGAAATCAATTGATTCTTGATAATCCGCTAGCGGAAACGCTACGAACGATTGAATAAATCTCCGTATTTCGAGGTAGTTGCTCAAGAACCTTTTGCCCATAAGTCTTTTCTTGTACAGCCTTCATTAGTTGCCTCCCTTGCTAACTAAACCTGCTTCGATAAGGGCTACCGCCGTGCGCCCATAGTGACCTTGAAGTTGCCATGCCAGCCCTGTATCAACAAGATGCTGAAACAATTCAACGGTTTTTTCTCCATCAAGTTCGCCTGTTTCGTAAGCGATAATCGCGCCTAACTCGGTCATAAGGCTTTTGAGTTGGGCAATCCTTATATGGATTCTCTTGACCTTCATTATCTTCACAGGTACAGAAGTTAAACTTTTCAACCTGTGTGGCATGAGTTAATTCTGCTAACTCTCCCCATGAAATTGATTCTTGAGTCATTATGCAACCACCTTTCCAAACTCACGATTTCTCCAGCATGATGCTTGATAAACAACCTCACCGATGTTTTCACAAAGAACGCCTTCAATAGTTCCCTTGTTAAAGACTGTGCCTTTTCGTACATATTGACGAGTTACTGTGTATTCGTCGTTCCAGCCTAATTCGACCAAGACGCGATAACCTGCACCGCATGGAAGTTCGATACCAATAGTTTCGTTGTTATCTCGACGAACAATCACGCGACCACCTGAAACTGCCAATACATTCATATGACCAATTTGGTTAATCAATTCGTCCTCGTTGAATGGACGACCTGTTGCTTTTGTCATTTTGTCTCCTTCTAAGACAATCTGATTATATCACGGGAGTTAGTTATTCCTGTTAATTCTGACCTGTGAAACAGGAATTCCTTTTCTTGAGCAAACTTCTTTTTAGCCTGAGCAAGTGCTGAACGCTTTCTTTTGATTCCGCAGTCAGAATCAAGAAGGCAACGACATTCGCCCAACCTTGAGCATCCTCGGCGTTTTCAGCGCCATAGGTAGCCAACCATTCTGCGGCGCTGTGTAAATCACCTACGGATGGTGATTCAGGCACCAAACCTTCATGAAGGAATCTATCGACTGAATCCTCATCGGAAGAAATCCTGTTGCCCCATTCAAAACCTTTGTAATCAAGACTCATTACTTGAACCTCCCGACCTTTAATGCACTTTGAAATTCTTTCTCAAACTCGACTGCGTAGCATTTGACGCAGACTTGCTCAGGAAAGACTTCGAACTTTCCAATGACCACTCCGCACTTCACGCACTTCATGGGGTCTCCTCTCTCTTACATATCCATAATACCATACTGGGGTTGAAAACACCAATTAGGCTCAATTTGAATATCTAACCCCCGTCGTGTATAATGGGTAATGAGAGGGGGAAACTATGGCTTTCCAAGACCGAGACCAAACCAATGAAGTCTGATCGAGGCGAGGCTCAATTAAAGATGATGAACGAAGAGTTCACTTTGAAAGAGTGCCAAAAGTTCGTGGACAAAGTTCTTGCTCGAAAGTACATCAAGGACAAGTGCGGCTGGAATCGACCAATTGTGGTTTTAGATGGAAGAGGTCGCAGAAGTGCTGGGGCAACATTCCGCCACGGTCAATATGTGATTCTCTTGCCAAAGTGGGGCAGACAAAAGTTTGTCATCTTGCATGAATTAGCCCATCACTTATCGAATGACCGATGGAGTCATGGCGCAAAGTTCGCTACTTGCTTACTTGACTTAGTTCGCAATGTCATGGGCAAAGAGGATGCCGATAAATTGCAAGCGGGATTCCATCTTCAGGGAGTTCGATTAGTGGGAAGCAATGGAAACTTTGCAAAAGCAAGATTGCCAAAGTCTCAGATTGATTGGTTCAAAGCGGAAAAACAACGCCAAGCAATTTTGAAGCAAAAGATGAAGGATGTTGCATAAGGTAAACTTGTCGCATGAAAAAACTTCACGACATTTTCTCGCGCATGGTGGCAGTCTTTATTGTTGGCGCTCTAGGTACTTTGGGTGCTGGAGCCGTCATGGGAGTTGATACATGGGTAGCGCTGTCAATGGCTGGACTGTTGGCTGTCGCCTCAGTTGCAGAACGACTAGCCCGTGAATATCTCGATGATGGAAAACTAACCCTTGATGAAATCAATGGAGCGTTCAGCCCATCTCGCAAAGAGCGAAGAGCATGGGTTACAGGAAGAAGTTACTCCTTCGAGCGACGAAGCGGGTAAGTCAAAGCCCAAACGCCGAGCGTAATAAGAATCGCGTTACCAACAATTCCCTTAGCAGTTCCATCTAAAACAATCCAAGCAACAAACATTCCTAGCAATGTCCATAATTGCCCAATCATGTCGTTAATAAAGTCTTTCAATTTGGTCTCCTATATCCGACGCCACCCAAGGTAGCCATCGCTGTTGTAGTGGCAATGTTACCGACAATAGTTGCGGCAACAATTGTTTTAGTGGCTTCTTCACGCTCTTCAGGAACATATCTGCTCCAAGATTTCCAAGCGCAAAATAAGTTGTGCAGGGTTTTCAAAGATTGCTGAAAGAACTTCAGATGCAGATGTAAGAATTTCTAAAGCATCTGCGACTTCAGCGGTAATAATTACTGGCATTGCCATTTTCGTCTGTACGAACATCAACAGGAGTTTCGGCTGGAAGGTCAGAGAAATCAAGACCCGCTTCAATCAGTACAAGATGCAGGAACAGCAAGTTCATCAATAAATTGAGCAACAATCGCAACAGCGACAACTTCCTTTTCTGATCTCCAGTCAATTTACCATCAGCATTAACACTTCTCAATGATGGCTTTAACCTCAGAAGCGGTGACAGTCCCATCTTGTAGGATGTTCTCAAGAACAATTTGGGAGGTCGGCGATGATTCTACGGTACGGACTTTGTGGCGCTGGGTCGTACTGGCGTTGAGGTATTGGCGACGTTTCGGGTGCTGGGTGGGACGGGTCCTCTTCCACCGCAGGTGGGTCAGCATTCGGGGGCTTGAGGTTCTGATGGTTGTTCTCTGGTGGCAATGTTCTGATGTATCGGGGTCAGTAGATGGTAGCGGTTCGGGTGTGGGATTTATCGGGTCAGTTCCGGTTGGGATTCGATGGGTTCAGGCGCAGGTTCTTCAGAAGGCTGAGAGAGTTGGCTCTGTCTCGGGGAGCAGTTCAGGTTCAGGGGTTGGTTCGGGTTGCTCTTCAGGATTTGGATTCTGCTCAACTGGAAGAGACGGATTTTCTGTGGGTTCAGGAACAATCTCAGGTTCAACAGGAATAATCATATTGGAGTTTGTTCATCAACTTTTAGTTGCCTCTTCAAGCATTGCTTTGATTTCAGCCTCTAATCGAGCCTGTTCTTCAGCCTTTGCTTTTTCTTCAGCCAAAATTCTTTCGGCTTCAAGAATTTTTGCTAAACGCTAACCTTTCAGCCTTTGCCTCTGCCTCAGCCTTGACTCTAGCCTCTTCTGCTAAGAAGTAATCGAGCAATCTGGCTTGACGCTCTAATTCTGCTAAGCGAGCAACTTCAGCCAATCGAGCGATTTCAGCAAGACGAGCAACTTCAGCAAGTCGGGCGATTTCTGCAAGTCGAGCAAGTTCGGCTTGTCGTGCTAATTCTTTGGTTTTCAATTTCAGCCAATCGTGCGGCTTCTGCAATTGTTGTCGAGCAATTTCAGCAAGACGAGCGAGTTCTGCCTGTCATATAGGCGGGATGCTAATTTTTGTTGCTGCATTTCTTCTTCGTGTTCGAATCTTTCTGAATACGAGCGAGTTCGGCTTGTCGCCTTGCTTCCTCTTCCGCGGCAATTCGCGCTTGCTCTGCTAATATCGCACTATCGTCAATGACAAGGCTGCAATCGAGAGCTCAGGTTGAGGAGTCGGCTCGGAGTACGGCTCTACCGAAGGGGTATCGACTGAACTCGGAGCAGGGCTTGGGTTCGAGGACTTGGTTCAGGTGACGGAACTGGAGTTGGGGTAGCGAATGGCGAAAAGGTGTGGGTTACGGTGTGGACGGCGAAGGTTGCGGGGTCAGTTCAGGTTGAACAGTCGGAGTTGGAGAAGGTTCAGGGATTGGAGTCGGTGAAGGCGTTGGTTCCAATGTTGGTGTCGGAGACGGTTGAGGTTGAGGAGTTACGGTCTCAGTTGGTGTGGGAGAAGGTGAAGGAGCCAGCGTTAGAACAGTTGGAGTCGGTGTTGGCTCGACGCTCGGAGACGGAGAAGGTTCAGATGTCGGAGACGGCGAAGGAGTCGGCTCTGAAGAAGGGCTGGGCATGGGTGTTGGGGCAGGAGCAGGACTCACCGAAACAGTAAAGATTGGTCCGTGCCATCCCGCCCAAAAACCATTATCAATTCCTGAAACAAGAAATTGTCACTTGACCTGAAGCCGTAGCACTAATACTGGTTTGTTCGATTGAGTTTCCGCTCGAACCTTGACCATTGATTGAAGCGTTCCATGAATCAGCAATTGGAGCGCAGTTTCCAATACGAGTTCGCAATTGTGTTATTGATTGAAACGGTGACAGTTGAGACCGTCGGCGAACAGTCGATTCGATTATGAGGCGCTTCCGCCTCGGTAGTCGAATTGGACCGAGTCGCCCGAGACATTGCCGTTTGCTGACCTGATTGCCATGCTCCCGTCCGCGGTGGCCGAGTCCGGTAGGAGTGAGCCAGTCCCGACGGCAAGAAGACCAAAGACTACAGACGGCTAAGATGCGAAGCGAGCGCACTCATTTGACCCTCTGAACTGGGGTCACGGGGACACGGGGACACGAATTAGGGGCTAATTGTACCAATCGGCCAAATTCATGCTAAACTGGGGTTGTAAATGAGAGGAGACCCAATGAGCGTGACAAAAGATTCGCGGTCAAGATTGATACAGAGTTATCATCTTGGTACGACAAGCGTTGGTCTTTAGTCAGCAAATTGGAGAGTGCTGAAGATACCAAAAAGTTCTCGAGAAGTATTACACAACTTACAGTAGAAAAGATTGCAAGAATCTATTGAAAAGGTTTCAAAGATTAAGTTAGAAATTGGTAAGGTCAATATCGAGATTGCAAAGTTAAACAAGATTTACAACCAAGACCCATGGACAAGAGCGTTCTTAGTAATCAATAGCAACGGTCATGTTCACAGTTCAATGGATTGCTCAACTTGCTTCCCAACAACTCGTTACAACTGGTTAGTTCAGTACAGCAACGATGACGAGAAAACAATCATTAAAGATGCTGGTAAGATGCTTGCACAGTCTGTTACCCAAGCGCTCCAGCAGAAGTTTTGAATCGCCCATCACGAATCGTCACAGCGGACAAGATTGCTAAGGCTCAAGCAAAAGCAGAGCGCGATGCAAAAAAGGCTGAGCGAATCGCTAAGGAAAAGGCAAACGCTCCAACAAAGAGCGGTGAGTTTCTTACTTCAAGGATGGAAAATACACAGAGGTTATCAAGACAGAGCGCTCAGCGGTTTACCAGAGTGGTTCAACCTTCAATGGAAAACAGCGAGATCTGTGACTCACTACTACGACGGAACACGCGCACAGCTAAAGAATCGATCTTGGAGCAAGAGCAAAGGATTGCTAAAGATAAAGAGAAGGCGGACATCATCTGCCAAAGTCTTGCTGAGAAGAACGGCGTGTCATTTGACCAACAGTTGAAAATCCTTCAGAATAAGTACCAGAAGAGGGGGAACCAATGAACCAAGTAGAAGATTTAATGGCTAAAATAGTTGCTGAACACAGCGAGCCACTTCATCCTGACCTCGTTCCGTACATGGAACAAGTAAGGGCGAATGGGAAATGTTGCGCCATCCACTTGTTTATCAAGTGCCGTTCCGTTCAAACGGTAGCGCCAATGCTCAGTATGCTCACAGTTAAAAGCAGTTAAAGAAGCGCTTGGCTCTTGGAATTACAGTCAATATGTTTGTTACATGAGCGCCCATACGAGTTGAAGCTTTAGAAGATCGAGACAATTAGGCGATGTGAGTTACTGGCGGATGCTTACTGCGATTGTGGATAGACACAGAAAACCAGTATGCCTATCTCAATGATTGGAAGAAGTTACTTTGCCCGCAGACCGTCGAGACCGTCACTACATGATGACTGAAGAGGACGACAATATCTTGCGCTCGCCTGCTCGATGAGGTAACTGTCTGTGCGCGCGGTTGCCAAAAAGGTATCAACGAGGACGGGTTGTCATTGGACTCTAGATCAGTCCAAGGCAGAATTTTTTGCCAATCGAATTTGGCAAGAAGAGAAGTGGTCTTGGAGAGGAACGGTTTCCAAGAACTCAGACATCGTGGCAGCTCTTACGGGTCCGCGGTGAGATCCGAGGTCATATGTGGGGTGAAGATAATGAAATGTTCTACCTCCGGTAGTGAGCATTTCAGACTTACCATGACTCCAAGGCAAACCATCTTGCTTTAGATGCGAGGCTGATGCTTCACTTCGAGGCTTTACAGGTGTAGTTCGACGAACCAACCAGAGAGGACAGCGTGAACGAGATCAAGCTACAGGGAGCGAGTGGGAAACTCTGTTTTTCTTGAGAAAGAGGAGTCCGCTTAGACAGCCAAGGGTCGAAAGCGGGCTGGAAAATAGCTGAGGGCATCTGCCTAGTCGCCATATTTATCCTGCTTGGCTTTTGGGATTGTGGGGTGAATCGAGAGCGGTACGGTGGTTCGGTTGATGCTTCCATCACGGCTCTAGGGCGAAACGAGCCTCTACGGGTCTCTGAAGGCTCATCTAAGGGCCGTCTCCGCAGGCTGGAGCACGGACGAGGTTGCTATGCTGAAGAGGCTGACATGAGACAACGCCCGTACGCAAGGCTCGAAGCGTTGAGTTGAATTACTTAAACCCCAGTTTGGTATACTGGAGTTGTTCGCTAGATGAGGGGACTCAAGATGAGCTGAGGCAGCCGTTGAAGAAAAGGCTTGGGCAAAGCGTCGAGTGCGCTCGACATTTACGTTGAGGCTTACGAGGCTGGTCTTTTGGCTGGCAAAGATGTCGGATGTCCGAAGTTTGTTGTTGGCTGACGCAAGTACGCCGCTTGAGTGAGCGACATTGATTCTCAGCAAACTTTACGTCCTTGACGGGTCTGTGTGCGGTTTGCTTGGGTAAACACTTCTCCAGCGGCGACGGTGCGTTAGTGACTTACGCTAAAAAGTCATCGCCATGTCGGTAGCACAAGGGTTATTACGGCGGCTACGAGAGTTTGGGTTCCGTGAATTCGGACAGAGCGTTTAGACCGTCAAAGCTGCGTTCGCTCGGTGCGTTCGCTGAGGTGCTGAGCAAGTACGGAATCGAACGCGAGCGCTAGGTAGTCGCCTCGACTAACTAAAAGAATTCACTCCGTCAGTCTCTTCTTAGATTGACGGAGTAAGTCGCATAATCACTTAACCTTTCAAGGTTATGCGTCGGGTATCATTTCCCACGGGTACCCAAGTTCGGTGGCGTAGTAGCGCCTGTTGCGCGTCCGTCCTCTCTCTAGCGTAACTTTCATCGCTCCGCCACCGAACGCCCAACTATTGACAGTCATTCATCTTCATGATGTACCCTTAAATCAGGTTCGCAAAACACCTACTAGCCAAAGTGAGGTCAGTCCGATACTGACAACATAGAAGCGTTACAACCAGTAGCGAGGACTAAGTGTTCACTCCTAACAATGGAGGAATATGCGATTCTATGAAAAAGTCTTCGGAAACCAATTCCCGAGCATCATCTTGGTTCTGGAATTATCATTATCAATCCGTTCCACATTCCACCTGACCCAGTTGCGCAAGCAGGTTGAAGCGCCTGTAGTGAAGCGCCTGATACTACGGTCGAGCGCACACCTGAAAGCATCTAAAGAGTCTATGCACAAAAGCGTCAATTAGTGCTTAACTCGGTTGGGACACTCCTGCTGCAATGGGAATGTCTGCTGTTCACTATGGACTAAGAGAATCCGACTGGCGCCCTCTGATGCTTGTAACAAAACGCCTGTCCGTCAGAATGGCGAAAAACCTGCATGCTGGTGGGACGCCTCGGATATTCTTGGAGCTAAACCCTGACACCACAGTTCGAACGCCAAGTCGAGCGCGGACTGATTTATCTCGATTGTCGTTATTCGGGTCTCCATGCTCGGCGTGGCGTTTTTGGCAAAAAAGAAACTTTTGGTACTTAACCTCACCTGTATGGTGAGGTCAAAGAGCGTTAAGAAGCCTTCAGCGATTGACGATGCGCTCGCCGAAATCGGGCGCATCGCCTTTGTCGAGACCCTGCAATTTGTACGGGATGGGTTCTAGTATCTGAATGGATGGGCGAGGGCGACAAAGAAGTACTGGACGCTCACGCTGGCCGACGACCGATAACCCTGACTGGCGTCACCTTGGATTAGTTCATCACGCATTAGCAACTTGGGAGGCAGACGATGACATCGGACTACAAAGACAATTCTGATAAACCAAAAGATTGAGCAAGACCGACAAGACCTTTTGAAAAAACTGCTTGAAGGCGTTATGGGATTCCGACACGCGAAGGCGTTGAATCCACCACATCTGATCCGATGACTCACCAGTAGTGGTTTTAATGTCATTTCTTGATTGAAGCCCCGTGTTGTCGCCATTCAGACCCGTGGCTATTTGACCAACATCAGATTGACCTTGCTACGACCCTGCACTCATTTTCTGTCCATTTTGGACTGATCCGATGGAATGGGTAAAACCTCAAGCCAATTACTTTGATGGAGTTTGTGGAGGCAAGGCATGGGAAAATGGAAAAGTTTTGGCTAAGTTAATCCATGCTTTCCCTAATCAATTAAAAGTTGGAGACGATGGTTGAAGATGCCATGGAATTTCGAGGAGCGAGTTGCTGATTGATACAGATTTTTTCTTTCCTGAAGCGAACACGGTACCGGAGAGGAAAACAAAAAACAAAGAAGATTTGTAGTGGGTGCATAGTTAAGCAAGATTGTCTGACCTATGCTCTACATTACAGAGTAAGCGGTATTTGGGGCAGAACATCAACTAAAGAACGCGAAAGAATGAGAAAACAACTCTAAAAACACAATAGCCAAACCAATAGCAAATTGAGAGACACATAGCATGAGCGCACCAATCACAATAACTGGAAATCTAGTTGCTGACCCTGAACTTAAGTTCACTCAGAACACAAAAGCGCTAGCAACATTTACAGTAGTTTCATCAAAGTCATCCAAGAAGCCTGACGGAACTGGGAAAACGCGGATCAGACTCAGACATGGATTATCGGGTAAAACCGCTGGATATCCGCCGATTCACTTCGTAAGGGAGTTTCCGTAATCGTCTCGGGAACAGCCGTTCAGGAATCTTGGGAAGATGGAAAACGCAGGACAAAAGCGCTCGAAGATTACTGTGACCGCATGGAATGTTGGAGCAGACCTTAAGCGTCATACCTACAATGTCCCAGTCGTTGAACGCTCAGATTCATCATTTAACCCACAAGCGCAGTATCAGAGTTCGACCCATGGAGTGCGCCATTTGCTCAAGATGCGCCACCTTTTCTAACCCATGTTGTATGATAGGGGTTGAAATTATCCTGAAGGGGGTCAGGAATTGGCTTGGACTGATTACTTCGTTGGCACATTGCCAAACGGTAAAACTGTCGCATCACCTGAAGGTCGTCCATATGTTTCTATGGAGATTGCTCCAAGAGAATATGTCGAAGTTCATTTGACAACTAGCGAGAAGAATTGCCATAGAGATACTCAGCATTTTGATGTGGCACTGACGATCTTTGAAACGTGAATATGCACAACTAAACGGAGGATTTCATAAATTCTTTGCAATGGAGCTGCAACCTCTCCAACTAACTTCTTTGAACCATATTTTCTCCTCAACGAAAAATGAAGGCCTAAAGCAATCATTGTTTCAATGTCTTCGTTCAGTTCCATATTGTAACTCAAAGCGAGTATCTGGAGCAAGCAAGGATCGCTCAGCAAACCGCGGTCACTGGGCTAGAGCGGGCCCAAGCCAACATCGAAGGTTCTAGAAGAGCGTCTCGCCTCGCTTGCGAGAAAAGACCCCGAAAAGTCTCTCGAGGAGAGATTCTGAATGACTAGATCGGCGGCTGAAAGAAGCCCAAAACGATCTCACCTGACTCAAAGCTTGAAGCGCAGGCCGCGATTGAGGCTCTCCGCGATCATCCAGTCAGACTCGGCCGGTGCCAGCGTTGAGAAGCAAAGCAACTCTCGGCCCAACGCACCACCCTCGAAAAGCAGCTCAACGAAGCGAGAGAGCAAAAAGTCCGGCGGCTCAAGTGGGAGGCAGAGCAGGAAGCGAGTGCCGAGCGAGCCAAGCTATTGAAGCGAGAAATATCAGGGAATCGAGCAGACACTGCCCGACCTGCACGAAGGAATTGATGGGGCTCAAAGAGAATTTGAAGCCGTCGACGCTTCTCTCGCCACCATAAACGCAGGAGATCTCCGAACTTCAAGCCAGCATCGCCGAGATCAGAAAGACGG